TGGGGGGCTTTTGGAGCCGTGGGCTGACTGCGGGTCCCGGTTGGCGGACTGCGAGTAACGCGGTCTCGTCTTCCTCTCTGGATTATGGCGCCCGCCTCGAGTTCCGTCCGGGGGTGGTATAGATGGCGCAAATTGGTTTACAGCACAACCGAGCCGGACGTGATCCGGGTCGACACAATCAAATCCGGGCAGGCACGGCTCCTCGTCCGGTGGGACATTGAGCAGGTAGAGACAGACGACGGCGTTCGCTGGGAGTATCAGGAGCAGATCGTCACTCCGTGGATCTTCCCCTCACCCACCTATATTGAGAGAGTAGACGGGAAACAGACACTCACAACAGCGGGTGTGGAATACCTCGCAGAGATCGAGGCCGAGATCCTGGCATACGCACAGACTGCGGGGATCTGAATGCATCCCCTGAGATGGTTTATGGCTCTGCTCACCGTCCTCTGGGGCGCGGGAGCCGCGATCCTCCTCACCGCCACGTGGTGTATGGCATACTTACACGGAGGACAGATCACCATCTCAGTATCCTCTTTCGGCGAGATGTGGCTGGAATTATGGGCAATTACCATAATTGCGCCCATATTTGCTGTTGGTCTATATTATATTCTGGAGGATCTCTATGAATCTCGGGTTTGATCACGGGGTAGATGCGGCATCAGCATCCCCCGTTATCCCGGCAGGACTCGGAAAAGGAGCAACCGTTACACTCGGACTTGGTGAATCTCTTACTGTTACAGCAATAGTGGGCGTTGCGCCGGAAGTTGACATTATCGATGCTACTGAGTATAGCGACGAGTATGATCGGGAGTTCGGCGCATCTATCAGAAGATGCGGGTTGATAAAACTCACCTGCTACCACGAGGTCTCTGATCCGACATACCGCCGCATCATTGAACTGTTCCTCTCAGGAGAAATTGAGACATGGAGGCTCTGGATGCCCGGCGGGGGATGGATGTTGTTTGATGCGTTTGTCTACTCTCACAGACTCGACAAACCAATAGATAATTACGTTCAGAGTCAATTTAGTTTACAGCCTACAGGAGAGTTTGGAATTTATGGTTAAACCAGATATTAAAGTCGAATTAAACGGTACAGAATACAGATTACGCCTTACAACGGGCGCGCTGATCAGGATTGAGGACGATCTCAAGATCCCGATCACTCAGATGAGTCAATCGCTCAGTCTCAAACAGGCGGCGATATTTATTCGGCATGCTCTAATCAGAGAGGATAGATTGCGACTCACTCAGAACGAGTGGGAGGATCTGCTCGAAGAGATCTCACCAAAAGAACTGTTTGAGGCTATCGGGCTTGCTATGAACGAGTTTGTGGCAACGGAAGCGCCGAAGAAGGGTGACGCTCCAACAAAAAACTGATCTGGGTTGCTGAATATGTCAATACGGTGTTGGAATCGGGAATATGGAGAGATCCAAGAGAGATCTATGATCTCACTATTCCTGAGATCTCAGCCATTGCGAAGGGGATCAATTCCAGAGAATCCGATCTCCAGCGGTCCGACAATATCCGTATTGGGACGGTATGTGCAACGATCTTCAATTCAAAGCGGACGAAAGAGACACAGAAGGTCTGGAAATGGTCAGACTTTTTCCCGGATCGGTATGCGCGCAAGCCCAATGAGAAACAGATGATGATGGAGGCTGAGAACATTAAGAGATTATTCGGAGGTAAGTAAATAGATGAGTCTGAATGTGGGTAACCTGATCGCCACGCTCGGGATGGATACGAAAGATTTCGATAAAGGTGTTAAATCCGTCGATTCTGGTACAATCAACATGAGCAAAGGGCTCGCAGGACTCCAGACCGTGGCTCTTGCCGCCTCTGCCGCGATAGCTGCCGCATTTGTTGCCGTTGGGGTTGCCGCGATCAAGTCCGCCGATTCGGTTGACAAGGGTATGGCCAAGATCCGGGTTGGTACCGGACTCACGGGCGACGCCCTCGAAGAGATGGGCGGCGTCCTCAAAAATGTTCTTCGCACCGTTCCTACTGATGCTGAGACAGCAGGATCAGCCATTGCCGATCTCAATACCCGGCTCGGTGTGTCCGGAGAAGAGGCGGGCGCGCTTGCAACACAGTTTCTCGAATTGAGCAGGATCACCGGAACAGACGTTGCCGGGAACATCCAGAGCGCCACCCGTGTCATGGGCGATTGGGGTATCGAAGCGGAGAACGCAGCATCAACGCTCGATTATCTTTTCAAGATTTCTCAGAACACCGGCGCGGGTGTTGATGTGTTAGGACGGCAGCTTGTCCAGTATGGCGCGACCCATGCGGCAGATCGGGGTTTGAGTTTTTGAGACTGCCGCCGTAATGCTCGGAAAATTTGAGAAAGAGGGTGTGAATACAGAACTCGTCCTTGGCTCGATGCGGATTGCTCTTGGCACTCTCGCAAGAGAAGGCGTTACTGATACCAACGAAGCGTTTACGATGCTCGTTGATAACATCAAGAACGCCGGATCTACAGGTGAAGCGAACCTTGCGGCGATAGAGGCGTTCGGTGCGAGAGCAGGGCCAGACATGGCAGCAGCGATCAGAGAGGGGCGGTTCGAGATCGAGGATCTGATTCAGGCGGTAGATTCGTCGTCCGACACGATCCTTGATGCCGCCGCCGATTCAATGACGCTCGGAGACAAGATGCAGATCTTGCAGAACAGGATCGCTCTGGCTCTCCTTCCGCTCGGTGTTCGGTTGATTGCAATGTTCGACCAACTCATGCCGTATATCGAGGGTGGGATCGATACTCTTGCTGTGTGGATCGATATGGTATCGTCTCTGTTCGGTGGTATGGAGACGGATCTATCCGGGTTCGTGTCATTTCTCGCACCAATGATCGACTGGCACAATGCCCGCGTTGGTAGCATGGGGCAATGGTGGGAAGANAACTCAGAACTCATCATGGCGGCGCTTGAGAATATCGGGAAGTTTATATCATGGTTAATCAACGATATCATTGTCCCGCTTTGGGAATGGGCGTGGCCGTATATCGGGGGTATCCTCGACGATCAGCTTGCAGTCGTCCTTGATGTGGTGAAAGTATTTGCCGCTCTGTTTGCCGGAGATTGGGACGCGCTGAAAGAGTCGTTGATTGATCTGACGCTCTCACTCATGGATCTGCTCTACTCAGTGTTTGAGTTTGGGTTTGATGCCCTTCTTGGAGTAGGATATACCCTCGGGGATGCCCTTCTTGCTCTGTTCACCGCCGTTTGGAACGGGATATTAGGAGGACTTGAGACGGCAATCAACAAAGCCGTTGATATGATCAATAGCGTCATATCGATGATGAATCAGGTCCCGGGTGTCAATATTCCCCTCGTCGGAAAAGTGACGTTTGAGCGTGCAACCGCCCCAGTCCTCGAACGCAAGACGTTATCCGAGATGACCGGGGTTGAAAAACCATCTGAGATCATCAACAAAGCGCTTGGTCGTGTGGAGCCTACGGTGGTATCGGAGGAGGAAGAGATCGCACCGACACCGACAGAATCCCCATCTGTTCCGGTAGTCAAACCGCCGACACAGTCGCAATCTGTTCCCACGACACCCACACCACCAGTTCAAACACCAACACAAATCCAAACACCAACCACAGGGGCAACAATAGCGCCACCTGTAGCCACAACACCGACGAACGCGAACATCCCCGATCCAATACCCGTCCTCGGAGACATACTTGGATCGGTAAATAAGCTCATAGACGAGTTTGTTTCATGGGCGCAAACGGCGCCGTATAGGTTGATCGATGCCGGAACACCCCCGGCCGTTGCCGCAACAGCACCGCTCATCGATGTGATGATCCAACCAGATGTATCAGCAGCGGCGCAGATATCTGTATTACAGCANCCCGCCGATCTGGGTGGTATCGTTGCTGCAATAGATCGGCTGGTCGCCGCCGTTGCTGGGTGGGTGGGCGCATCTACTATGCCAACAGATCGGGCCAGCATCAGGCGCCCAGAAACACAATCGACCCCCACCACAAGCGCGTTTGTCGAGTCTCCGGTTACTCCAGACGTCTCTGTATCTACCCCCGACGTTTCAGTATCGACACCCGATATCTTAGTAGCATCCCCCGAAATATCTACTCCAGGCGTTTCGGTATCTACACCAGATATTTCAGTACCAGACATCTCAGTAGCATCTCCTAATATCTCAGCACCAGATATCTCATTACCAGCAAGCGCGCCACCCGATGTGGTTATAATCGTCCCAGAAGAGGAGGAACAGCTATCGCCTATTATAGACGTTGCAGCGGTTCCGATCACCACCCAACCAACCCCTACGATAGAGATCCCCACATCACCCGATATATCAATATCATCTCCAACGGTAGATATTCCAACACCAACCGCGCCTCTGGTGTCCGTACCAGATCTACCAGAGTTCCCCGATCTGCTCCCAGCGATGGTTGCTGCTCTGCGATCTGTTGTATCGTTTGTCTCACCTGCACAGAGCACCACAGAGCCCGCAGAGGAGGAGGAGATCGCTCCGCTCTTCGGTGGGATCAATCTCGATCCTCTATCTGATGCGATCCGCGCGGGTGCAATGGAGATCTCGTCTCCGGCTGTGACGGTATTTGAGACGCAGGCGCCCGCACCAATAATAGACGGCGGCGATCTCCATGTCCGGGTTGATCTCGACGGATACCAGGCGGGAGAGGCTATCGTCAGGCAGTGGCGGCGGAGGACGGGAGGAGGTATGAGCATATGACCGAGTTTGTGGTGGAGATCTCAGGATCTCCTGTCCCCGTTGCTGTTGGGAGTGTCTCAATATCAGGCAACCTTGGGAGCAGGGTTGTCTGCTCGTTTGAAGTGGTTGAGACATTACCGTTTGACGATCCGGTTGTAGTCGGATCAGAGATCACGATCCAAAAACGGAGCGGGAGATCTCATATTCGGCGGGACGGTTGATAGTGTGGCCGAGAGCGTCGCACCATCCAGAAACGTCCGGTATCAGAGGATCAGCGGGGTAGATTACAGCCAGATCGCGGATCGTTTCCTCGTTGGGTATGCTTATCAACCAACGTCTGTATTGCTCCCGACAGATGAGACGTATACGACAAATCAAAAGCTCGCTCATACAATAGCCGTTGACGGGACAACAATTGTAATTACGACGGGCACAAAGCGCGGCTCAACCCGCGCAACATACCCAACAGCGCTTGATCTAACTAATGTAAATTATGTATCTGTGGTATGGATGTCTCAAAATAGTTTGATTTACCCGGTGAGCACACCACCGACAGGAGTAGGTCTGTATGTGGTTGCGTCTACCTCTGCGACGGGAGGATATGATACGTACGACGCGCGCGCAGACGAAACAATCGGCGTCTAGTTTGGGGCNGGAAAACAACTTATCTCGATGTATCTGCGTTATCTGGAGACCACTATATCAGGGTGCATAGTTATAAGCACTCCGATACTCCGGCAGTCGATCAGGCGCAAGCAACGATAACTCAGATAGGCACAGACGTTCCGGTTGCATCAAACACAGCGGGTGAGATCGTCAAGGATATCGTTGATAGGTTCTTTATCTATAATGATGCCTCTGAAAATATCAATTATACGGGCGTCGAAAACGGATCGCTGATTGAAAAAGCCGTTTTCAATTATCTTCCCGCTTCAGAATGTTTCGACGAACTGGCAGAGTTGTTGGGCTGGATCTGGTATATCGATTTTGAGAAGAAATTGTTCTTCACGCCTCGAGACCGCTTCTCTGCTCCGTTCTCTATCACCGACACCACAGGACAATGGCGCAACCTGAGTATTGAGCGGACCCGGGAACAGTATAGGAACAGGCAGTATATCCGTGGTGGTGAGGCGTGGACGAATCCGCGCTCAACGTCGTTTGTTGCGTCGTCAGGACAGACAATATTTGAGACGCCGTATGATATTGCGTCTGGTCTGTCTGTCATGAACGGCGGTGCCGCCGCCACGCTTGGCGTGGCTGGATATGATGACGATCTTGGGTATGATTTCTACTGGTCGTATGGATCGCCGCTGCTCGAATACCGTGGCGTTGCCGATATATCGGGGAACGTTGTTATGTTCTCGTATCAGGGATTGTTCCCGATCCTCGTCCGTCAGGATCTTGATTCGGAGATCGCCGCACGTGCAGTAATCGAGGGAGGGACGGGACTCTATGAGGGTATCGCAGATGAGCCTCAGATCAATGATCAGGCAACGGCCGAGACGAAAGCGCTTGCATACCTCCGCAAATACGGCGTTGTCCCCGATATTGTGAGATTTGAGACGAGACTCCCCGGACTCAGGCCGGGCATGCTGATTGATATCAACGTGCCTCTGTTCGGGATTGATGACGAGTTTCTGATCCAATCGATGCGTATCAGGGACGACGGAGGCGCGCTGACGTGGTATAGTATCGAGGCGGTGAGCGGCGATGCGCTTGGTGGGTGGCTCGATTTCTTCACCGCGCTTTCGCGGCAGGCACAGAAATTCGTTTTGTTCCCCGAGGAACGGGTGACGGTGGGAGAAGAGATGGACGAAACCATATTGGTATCAGACGCCGTTATAATGTCAGATTCTGGTATGCCCGAAAGCCGGACAGATTTAGCAAGGACGGATTTCAGCGAGTTGGATTGGGTGCATGTATGAGGATTAATGATCGGACGCCGAATGTGATTATTCGGGTATGGAGGGATGGGATCGTCGAACGAACGATAGAGATCCACAACACATGGGGATCGGCGGGGCTTGCCGCTCTGAGAGATTGGGTTGCGTCGGTAACAACCGCTCCACCATCTCATGTCGCGTGGGTAGATACTGCGGACGTCGAACGCGCACGAGACACGATCACGCAGAGGACGCTTGATACCGATGGGTCGGGCAATCCAACCCTTCTGATCCGGCAGTTTTTGCCGTCAGCGACAGGGGCAAACGGGTATGATATTGATACGGTGAGACTGTATAATGCGGCGACCAGCGGAACCCAGTTCGCTGAGGCTTCGTATAGCCCGGCGATCTCAAAGACNGATCAGATTCAGATCACGGTAGAATGGACACACACGTTCGCAGATGGNGGNANNTANATGGCNTATTCNAAACANACNTGGANCACAAACGATGTGATTACNACNGCGNTNATGAANGCGCTTGAGACGGGAGCAGAGGAGGCATACCTGTGGAGCGAGGCGGTGATCGATTCCGATAAGGATATGAGCGGGAATAGCCTGACGGGGATCAATGCGTTGGACGCATCGGGAAATATAAATATTGACGCATTTAAAACGGTTGCATCTGACAACGTGAAATTCACCGCGCTACCCGACCCGATTAATGCCTGGGAAACGACAAGTTCGGTGATGGTGCAACTCGCAGAATTCCAGATGCCGCCCGCGATTGCTACGGGATCGGTTGTCCGGATCAAAACAACTGTTTACGCCGCGGGTTCCGGGACATACCGAGTGTATGTCAACGACGTGGCGGTTGGAACAGCACACGCCATCGGCATTTCGGCAACCTATACGGACGATATCACACTGACACAGGGAGATCTCGTCCAGATGTGGGGGTTGAATGCGGGTGGTGGCGGTTCGACGGCCATATCTCAGATTCAGTTCTGTTACCGTGACGGGTTCGATAATTGGGTGGAGGTGTGATCGCCAATGATCCCGCGCGGGTGAGGCATGGAGAATTATTATGATTGAGATCAACGAGCAAATTATAGCGTTTCTGGTTGCGGCGATTGCCGCGATCTGGAAATGGTGGGAGAACAGACAGACACAGGAGAAACTCGACCAGACACAGGCGTTTTTCGACCCAGAGAGCCCGGTAGATATTCCGGCTGTCGGCACACCCGCGCGGAGCTACAAGATGAGCGAGAGCGTCAGAGATTACCTCCTGCACGATCATACCGAGCAGGAACAGGGTGAACTCAACAGGCAGATCGACGAGGCCGAAGCGATGGGGCGCATAGAATATACGATCTCATGGGGCGGTGGGTATTACCGGATCCAATACGGTCAGATCGTCGGCGGGAGCCGGTAATACTACTATATTTTTTTAAACAATAACTATATATACTATTAGGTATAATAGTATATTGTAGCAGGGAGATGAACCCTGCGAGGAAGTGAAAGAAAATGGACGCACAAGAATTTGAAGCAAAACTCAAACAGATCGCAGAATACGAACACGACGACACCGACCAAGTGCGGTGTGATGTGGATAACCTGCTCATAGACATCGGAACCGCAATCAGAGAGTGGGATCGGGAGGATGTCAACGAGCTGCTCGGACTGCTCCAGCTCCTGAAAGAGACTGCCAGAACGTGGGGCATGACCGACGATCTCGCATACTACGGTATAGACATCACCGATCTCCCATCGGTTGAGATCCCAGAACACCCCACCGGGCTCACCGTGTGGGCGGTCGACAAGAGCGGGCGCGCTCTTGTGGGTGTAGCAGCTGATGAGATCGCGGATGTCAGCGACCTCTGAGGAGATGAGAAAATGAGCTACACAGATGAGCAGTGGCCCCACCACTGTATGAGGATGCAGAGAATCCGGGAAGCCGGGCTCTATGACGATTACAGCATTGCGTTTCTCGACGAATACGACCGCCGCATACCAGACCCACATGCTGTCGGCAATGACGCAGAAGCCGTGATCTCCGATGAGTGTAGGATATCGGCATCGGCTGAGGTGTGCCACCGACACGGCATCGACCAGTATGAGGAGGAGGAGGAGGAATGAGACCGGGGCGGTACACCCTGGTCACCTCTCCGCAGGTGTGCCCGCACCGGCACTGGGTGTTTCAGGAATCGGATTGCTACCGGTGCTACCACTGGAGCAACCGTGGGCGCGTCCGCCCGGAGTGCGAGAGCTATGTGGCGTTTCCGTCACACTGCCCGCTGGACGTGGTCGAATGAAGAAAATTAAGTATGTGGAGAAAACACCGTTCCCTTTTTCGAGGGACGACGCGGTAGAGTTAGACGCAGTTTCAGAGGGGATCGCGATCTCCTGTGTCGGTACCTCAACGCACTCTCCCGGTGGGGCAAAATGGAGTATACCGCATCTTGTGGCAATACTCAAACACTTGGATAAGTCGGGTGAGGAATATGTTCGTTTCGAGATCCGGGATCTTGAAATGATCGTATACGGCTCGGAAAGCCAGAGGATCGGGATCGTTGCACCTGCATGGGACGAGGGGAGATGACGAATGAGCCAGGCTGACAGCAACCGGCGATGGCGCGAAGCCAACCCGGAGAAATGGAAAGAGATCGTGCGTATCAACGCACGGAAACATTACCTGAAGAAAAAAGCACGGGGCATGACACGCGAATGGGTCAAACGAGAAGAGATCCTTGCTCCCCGTCCTGAATGCGACGGGTGCGATCATGGAGTTGCCCGGATGAGCCGCGAATGGGAGGGGCATTGCTCATACCCGGTGAGGGTGATCGTCTGTAAACTCTCGGAGTGTGTTCTGGATGACGAAGAATGATCTGATCGTCATCCGGCACGCAGGGGCGCTCGACTGGCTCCGGGAACAAGGTATAGATGCTCCTGTGGTGGAGCATGTCCGGAATCCCGGTATTGTCCGGGGTAAAGATGTCTATGGCATCCTCCCGCTCCACCTGGCTTCGGTATGCCGATCATACAATTGCATAGACATACCCGATCTCCCGCTCACTATGCGGGGCATGGAATTGAGCAAGGAACAAATGTACCAGTATGGTGCAAGACTGAGAAAATTCGTTATCAGAGAGGTGAAATAAAATGCTTGAAGGATTGCTGGATCGGGTGCTCCTCGGAACGCCCCCCAACGAGAACAGGATCAGAGGGATCAAATTGCGTGAGCCGGATACCGGGCTCTGGAAATCATACCGGTGTGTGGGGTGTACGCTCGGGTGTCTGATTGAGACCCGGGGTGATGCGCCGAGTATCTGTTACACGACTGCGGAGCCGGCAGCGTGGTATGAGGTGGAGTGATCCACCCCTCTTTTCACAACTCAACCTGCCGCGATGGTTTCTCATCCGGGAAATCGAACGCCAATATCCTCCAATAACGCTTATTTTTGGGGTCTTTTGCCACCAAGATCGCTTTAGGATCTTGATAATAGAAGCTTTCCTTGAGTATATGCTCCACCGTTTCGGCTTTGCCGCCACATGCGCGCAAATATTCCATTGCTTTTTGTTTCGGATATCCACCATGCTCTGGAGCCAGCCACATACTATACGGCTCTCTCCTCTTTGCCGTGTAGAAATCGCACCGGACAGTATCCGGCTTTCCTTGTTTCCCTTCCCAACGCTTGTAATCTACGGGTTCGATAACGTCTGTCCATACCGCCTCCTCTTCCTGTCCGCTCAGCACCGCCCCGCTATAACTGTCTCCGGTATGGCTTGGCTTCGGCTCGGGGAACTGGTATCCACATTCGGGGCATGTGCGCACAGCGGCATGGACGAGCGCCCGGCATTCGGGGCATTCCTTGACAGGTGCAACACCGTTGCCTTTTGTGCCTCTGCTCGGATTGACCTCGTCGAGGAATCCGTGTCGTTCAACGTTTCCTCCGTAGTCAAGGAGCAAACAATTCTCCTTCCCCGGACAGATCCGGGTACCACGACCAACAGCCTGAACATATTTTGCGGTGCTCTGGGTTGCGACCATGAGCGCGATGAGATCCAGGCATTCAGCGTTGTAGCCCGTTGTGAGGATTTCGACGTTTACGAGACACCGGATCTTCTGGCTCTTGTGATCCTCGATACGTTGCCGGCGCTCCCCTTTCGGCGTCTCTCCCGTGACGAGTTCGGCGGATATTCCCCGCGATCTGATCTCGTCCCGGATATGAGTCGCATGATCGACACCGGCACCGAATACGAGCCATGATTTTCTGTCTGCTCCATACTCAACGATCTCATCAACGGCTGCGCGGATCAGATCGGCTTTGTCTGCTGCGAGTTCGAGATCCTTTTTGTTGTAGTCTCCGGCGGTCTTTTTGACTCCTGTGAGATCGATCTTTCGCAACCCGCTCTTTGATATGACGGGCGACAGGTATCCTTCATCTATCAGCCGTTTCAGCCCGATATCATAGATCAACGACTCAAAGAGTCGTCCGTCTCCCTCGTAGAGTAGGCCGTCATCGAGCCGGTACGGCGTGGCGCTGAGCCCGAGGATCACGATATTGGGATTCGCCGTCCTGAGATCGGAAATGAACCGAGAATACATTGTCCCATCTGTCGGAGATACCAGATGTGCCTCGTCTACGATCAGGAGATCGATCCGTGGGAACTCATATGCGCGTTTGTAGATGCTCTGTATTCCGGCAAATATGATCCGAGGATCTTTATCTCGTCTATTGAACCCGGCGCTGTATATGCCCGTCTGTGCGCCCCAGTAGTAGCGTTTAAACTCCTCTTCGTTTTGTTTGATGAGTTCATATTTGTGCGTGGCAACGATCACTCTCGTTTTATTCCACGATTCGATCATTGTTTTGCAGATGTCCGCGATGATGAGGGACTTCCCCTGAGCCAGTCGGGGCACATATAATGCCCGACCGGCCGCCTTTGGCAACATAATCCCAGAACGCATTAATTGAATCTTTCTGATAATCTCGTAATTCCAATGACATATATAATCACCTCCTTTTAAATAAATTTAAATTTCGTTATCTATTCTTTTGGTTTCCATCCTCGTAGCCCACGATCATCCTCAATATAATGCAGGTATGCGTGACAATTCACACACAAAACCATTATATTTGTTGCGCTGTTGTTTCCCCGGTCTCTGTCTTTATGGTGAGTATCAAGCCGCCCCTCTGTTTTTCCGCACATTTCGCAAACTTGCATCTTTAAAGTCCTCCTAATTCTTTGATAATATGTTTGTGATTTCCCGCCCCTCCAGTTTGCAGCATTCTCGTTAGAATATTTTGTTATTCTATATTTTTTAAGACACTCTGATGAACACGTTAATTTCTTATACCTGCTATAAAATACGGTGCCGCAAACAACACATGTTCTATATGCTTTCTGTCTTTGCTTTTCGGAAGCCGCGTGTTTATCTCTTCTTGGTATACCCTTTTCTTTGAGGTGTCTGATTACCCAAGTGTGCGTTCTTCCGATCTTCTCTGCAATTTCGCGGGTTGACATTCCAGATAGATACATCTCTTCTAATTCCATGTATATATGTATGCATAGTTGGAATAAAAAGGTATTGGTTATCTACTTATGTCATACCTCTTCCTATCTTTGAATTCTTGTTTTTTCCCAGCGTTCCAGCCGCCCTCCACCTCGCTTATGTATCCCGTGATTCTGCTCAAAATTATTACCGCGTGCGACCCGCACGGGCAAGTTCTCACGCCGCATATAGGACACGTCGTCTCTTGGTAACTCGTATTATCCGGGCACCTGCATATATGATCACCCGGACAGAGCGGTTTGAGCGATTTGTCTGATAGGCATACCGGGCATTTGCCTTCAACGAGATCCGCATCATCGATGAGTATCAGGCAATCGGTGCATTGGTGGCGGTTCATTTTTTCACAGCCCGAATAGATTCGTGTTTTTTCATAGCGAGATAACACCGTTTTGAGCAGTATTCCCGGAACCCACCATAATCATATGGTTTGGTTGTAAATGTCTTCCCGCACCAATCGCAAACATAATATCCATAGCCGTTGTTTACCATCATTCACCACCTCAGGATCTGGGCTTTTCCGACACAACCCATTGAGAGCAGGACATCCCGGAGCGCTTCACCGGTGGGGGGATCGATGCCGTCGAGCCGGGCGATGAGATCAGATTTTTCCCACGGTTGATAAAAACAACAATCCTGCCACAAACCATCTTCTTCTATGATGACATTGATCGCTTTTTTCAGCGTATAATACCCCGTCCTGAAATTCCATGGCGTGCGATACGGCTTTCCTTCCCATCCGTGAAACGCGATCTGGTCTCCGACTGTGTATTTCCATCCTTTCCGGATAGTCTGTCTGATCGTGCCGTTGATGACACCATCGATCTTCGGCTCGTATGTGAGCGGTAAAATTTTCTTCATACTTCCACCTCCTCCAGGGGGCACCCGTCCGGGAACTCTGTTTCGCTTGGGCACGGGTCGTTCCTCGCACCCGCATACCCGTGATAATACCAGCACCCGTATTTCCCATCCTCTTCCAGACGGTAATGACAGGATGCCGGACTCTCGATGATATCAGCGCGGGCGGTCATTTCCCATCATCCCCGTGCTCCACTTCCATCTTTATCGCGATCCAGAGATCTCCCAGCGCGTGAAACGGCGGGTCCAGGCACCGATCATCATACCATTTCAAAAACAACTCGTCCATATGCTTATACCGCAAATACACTTCCATCAGTCTGTCACTTGTCATCCTATTACCTCCTCCATCAATTTGATCGCTTCGTCTGCTCCCCGGCATACCCGGCATACATATCCAACCAGTTCCAGTTGATGCATGATCTCCTTCTGCTTCTCGGATACCGTGCCGCCTTTCCTCCGTTTCATCTCGATCCATAGTCGAAACTCTGGCACGAAGAGATCCGGGATGCCGGCAACCACCCCACCCGCTTTCATCCTCGATGCTTCGGCTTTGTTCCGGCTCCCTCCATTCGGGATCGCGAATATGAGGACATCGGGGTATTTCGTCCTCATATATTGCACAAATGCCGCCTGTTCCTGTGCCTCTGATGGTATGCGGGGATCGATCATGCAACCGCCCTCCCGTCGATTACCACCGGCGGCGCATACCGCATGCACGTTCCCAGATCGACCAGCGCGTCCTCGTTGTCGTAGCCCCGCACACCGAGGTATGAGCAGACGACGGGGTTTGAGCCCGCGCCGCTGCTGTGTCTGCATTCCTCGCACTGCGTGATCATCATTGTGATCGCCCCAGTGCCCGCAGGTCGTGGTAGTGTTTACGGATCGCGTTCTGTGTCCTTTTTTTTGGATATTCCGCCTCATACGCGATCCTCGCATCCAGTGGAGTAGGACATACCCGGATCAGATCGTCCTCAGCGGGCGTCCAGCGTCGGGTGTTTCCGGCTGGTATAGGGCGTTTCCTACCCATCCACGGGTTTTGCGTGTACGTCTCTCTCCCGGCAGCACGGATGATCCGGGATATGTGTTTCGGGTTCCGCTGGTATTTTCCCGAGAGGCTCTGTATTGTCTCTCCGGCGTCCCACCCGGCGACGACCTCAGCCGGATCAAACAGTGCGGGTGAGACAACCGACGGCCGACAGACGACCGGTTGTTCCGGCTCCGGCAATTTCGATCGCGCTTTCCGGGCGGCTCTCTGTCTCCTGAGACATTCCCGGCACGTCGAGACACGGAGATCCGAGGCGCGGGCGTTGTAATGGTAGTTTTCGAGAGCGAGCAATTGCCCACAATCAGCGCAGATCTTGTATCCGGGCTGTACCTGCGCGTGCATCTCCTGCGTGACTGTGATCATACGTCCACCTCCTCAAGCGGACATTTGCCACCGTGCTGTTCGCAGGGGCGGCACCAATTGTCGGGGTGCCTGCATATCCACCGAATGACTGCGTCCGCAAAATATGGACATTTGTCCAACCGTTCAACTCGGATTAGTTTCATAATACCACCTTAACTTTGGACCGGAACACGTCGCCTTGCAGGCCACCATCTCCGTTGGTTATATGCTCGCCGGATTTCGTTGAATATACGATACTCTCGCTTGTCTCGTCAACCCCGATCATTTCGAGCGGGACGAGGGCTGGTATGAACGTATGAGACCAACACAAATCACACTCGGTTTGTTTCTTCTCACAATACCACGATCCGTCAGCCTTCGGTGTCGAATGGCAGCATGTCCTACAGTTGACATCGGCAATATCCCTCCCGTAACAGAGCTCGCGGTAGTCGCACCATGAGCACGGTGGGTATGACTCTGAGGCGCCGCCGAAACGTTCCGGCACATTTGGATCGTCAACGATGATCCTGGCTCGTCCGAGCAGGCTCTCGGCGTCTTTTTTGGAGTATTCGACACGCTCACCATAGATCCGGTCGTCGTTCTTGCATACCGCGAAATAATAGGCTCTGTTGAGTCCGGCCCAATGCATATACACCTGCATTTGGGCGTAATGTTCGGGCTTCGCCTTTTTCACGCCTGATTTTTCGAGTTTGTCAAAATTGTTTCCGTTGGCGGTCTTGATCTCTATTACGTGCCAGGTTTCCGGGGCTTCCTCAAACCCTCTCCCGATCCCATCCAGACTCCCGGAAATGTGCCGGTTCACTGGATCGGTATAATGGATCTGCTTCCCTTTGACGTGGGAATACACTTCACACCCGATGGATGCAAGCTCATCAAGCAACCGGCTCTCTTCACGGTGTCCTGTGTCGAACAGCCTACCAAGTTTTCCGTCTAACTCTTTTGCTTTCACGTGCCGGAACGAAAACCAGAGTTTGCGGGCGCATTTGTCACCGATAATACTTGCTCCGAGGTGCGGGCGGTTCTTTTGTAAACCTCCATACAGTTTATAAATATTGGTGATGGTGGGGGTCATGTCTATCTCAGGCATTATACCAACCTCGGAACATCTATCCTGTGCATCTGGTTTGCAAACGCCAGACATTTTGATCTCACCTCTCGATATTTGGGATCGTCACAATCGAGGGCGCACGCATGATACATGATTTGGGCGGCAATTCGCTTATCAACCTTCATGTTGAGAGATCCGCACCATAGCGGCAAGCAAGACATATCAAGATCCGCCTTACAGAGATCCGCACCTCTGAGATCCGCCCCTCTGAGATCCGCATCTGTGAGATCCGCATTTCTGAGATCCGCATATCTGAGATCCGCATATCTGAGATCCGCCTTACAGAGATACGCATCTATGAGATCCGCACCTCTGAGATCCGCCCCTCTGAGATCCGCACCTCTGAGATCCGCACCCCTGAGATCCGCCTTACAGAGATACGCCCCTCTAAAACCTCTTTCTCCGGCTTTATACCGCGATATTATATCTATCTCAGGCATTATTCCACCGCCTCAACGTCTGTCGGTTTGAGCCAGACGCACCCCTCATTGCCTGCGTTGACCAGGATCTCACCAATCCTCTGATCGCGACGGATCACCGTGCCGGTTTTGCCGCTGGCTCTGCCGACCTGTCCGGTAATGCGGACGTTTGCGCCTCGTGCTGGGAGATCCGACGTAGACGTAGACGCGGCGATCTCTTTGAGTTTCTGGAGCTGAGTCGGATTCATCGTCCTCCACCGCGCACCGATCGCGCCCGGTGTCCTCTTGCCGGGGAATGCTCCACCGTGCATGCGGATCGCGTCTTCCAGCGTCGGCGCGCTCTTGACGATCTCGTCCTCGTCGGGCAGCCATGAGTTTTTCTTGTGCGTTTTCTGATCGTCGTGGTCCCGGCACGAGATCACCGGCTGCTCTGGCACCGGCAATGGCTCGTGGAGCGTGACCTCGTCGACGGTGGAGACCGGGATCTTGATATCAGATGCCTTCACCACAACCGGCTCCGTTCTCCTCAGTTTGGTTAGTTTTTTGGTGATTGAGTATTCCGTCCTCGTTGATGTCGGAAACTGTGTCCGGTATCTCTGGATCGCCTCGTTATGTGTTGCAGCACCGAGAATTACCGCGATCTCTGCGTCTGTCCACTGTCTGCGGATGATCGGGGGCTGTGGCGCTGATCCCACATCGAGGACAGAGAGCAGGAACGAAAGTCGTTCCTGGGCTTCTCTGGCCGTTGTGTAGTCCTCAGCTATGCAGAAGTTCAGCGATATTGTATCGCTGAAATTGGGGTTGTTTGTGAGTGTGTATTTGATTGTCATTCTCCGATCACCTCCAGCACGGGCTCTCCCTCAGAAATATCAACATTGACACATTCTGGAGGAACCCCGCTCTTGCCAAACCACTTCTCAACCTTTGCCATTGTAACGCTCACCTTGATTGATTTACAGGCGTCGAACACTTCGGGGTATTTGGATTCCAATATCTCAGAGATGATCGTCCTGCGGCGCTTTGTGGGCGTCACAAGGCGGTATCTGTCGTTCTCAAGCACCCCTGCTTCCTTGGCGGCAATGATCAAAAGGGATCGTTGTTTGGATCGAAGTTCCAACCCAAACCGCATTTCCTCGATCTCAATGTCGAAGGCGCGGATCTTATCGAGGAGATCCATATCTACTCCTCCCACGGCATGACACCGGGCATCTCTGTTGCAACGGGTTCGGGGGTTGTAACAGGGCCAAGTGCCTTGAACGTCTTGATCGCGTTCCGATCCTTATAATTCCCGTTCCCGGCCTCGATGACCACATTGATCAGCATCGGTTTGTTGTGGAGTTCGGCGCTGTCTTTGACATGCGTTTTACCCACAGCCTCGCAGATCATCTTCAGGCGCTGCTGCGCGATCTTTGTGGTGATGTTGTCTTTCTCCGTCTTACCCACCCGGATGAGGTTGAGGTTTTCAAAGAGCAGCCGCCCCCTGTGCTTACCATCAACGATCTCGAACCTGAGTTCCAGGCGCTTATCTCCGCGTCCTGCGGCAGTGTCCTTCATCTCGGACGATGTGATCATCGCCCGGTATTCTCCGACCGGGATCGGTTCAAAGTCTCCGCTCTCAACGGTTGTGCTGTCAAAATTCAGTATAGCCATGTTAGTTCTCCTCCTTTGGTGTTGGTGTTTTTTTGGTCGAATAGCAGTTCATGATCGCCCGTGCGTCCATGGGTAGATACTCAGGCATGTTCGGTACTCGCGTCTTGGCGTCGTATGCAGGGTTCGGATGTGTTCGGATCTGTCTCTCTCCGGCAGTGGTTGCGAGGTTGCGCTGTCCGTCGGTTGAGGTGAATGATTCGATCAGACAGTATCCAACCAGATCAGCTTCCCGCCTGATAAATGCGTTCTCGGTCTTGTAGAGCTGGATCGCGTGCCTGTCGTATTCCGGTAGGATCGGATCTTGGACTTTCACGACCTGACTGTGCGCGATCAGCACAACGAGCATATTCTTTTGTCGGTTGAGACGCTGCACCCGTTCCCAGAACGCCCGGAACTCTTCAGAGCGTGCTGCATATCCTTTCCCGAAGGCGGGCTCTGATATGTTGCTCCACTTGTTGCGGGTGCAGACAGAGGCCGTCATCAGGATCTCCAGTTTGTCCAGAGTATCAATGATGATCGTCTTATATCCGTGATCCTGTTCGATGAGCGCATCGAGCAGATCAATGATCTCTTCGTATGTTCTGGGAACCTGCACCATTTCGGGCACAAATGCGTATGTGCTGTCTTCGAGGTTGAGCCAGAATGCAGACGGGAACCCGTTTGCGCATGTGCTTTTTCCTACCCCTTCGTGGCCGTGCAGGACGATGATCGGGGGATGTTGTTTCGACTTGTTTAAAGTCTTAAGGTCGATTGCCATTTACTTCACCTCGATCCAACACTCATCAATTGCCTGATGATAATCTCCTTCCGTTATCGGTTTCATCCATTCCTCGATCTTATTGGTCTGATCCTCGGTGAGATTCAAGACGTGGTGTTTCTTGGTCGGGTGTGCGTGGGTATTGCAGTTAGCGTTGAATGCTCCAACGGCCGTTGAATTACTCATAACGATCACGAGTTTCATGCGTCATCACCCCTCAGGCTGTTCCCCACAACGTGCCAGTATTTGCCATCCTTAAAGACAACACCACGGGCGCTGTCGTTGATCACACCATCAGGCAGCCAGGTTACGGATTGTAGTTTACAGATCCCGCCTTCTTTGATAGCAATGACCTCAACCCGCCCCGTGTTCAAATTCTGGTAATCTTGTGCGAATTCAAGATAATGATCTTCGCTAATTTCCGTTCGTGTCATATTTCGTTTGTCTCCTTCGTTTCGTTTACACCAAGCCCCGCTTGGTATGATCAATAGTGGATCTCAAAAGTATATATAACTTATGTTTAAGAATTTATTAAATATAGAAAAGTATTTAGTATCTGGATACAAACACAATGCTCATGTATAGCTTAGACGAAATCCGAGAACGACTCAAGGACAGAAGGCCGGGGGTTGTTGCTGAAGAGTCCGGGGTGCCTTATCACACTATATGGCGCATTATGACCAAACCTAACCGGGCAGTTACGTATGATGCGGTTGAAAAGCTTTCCAGATATCTGGAGCAGAACCCATGATCACGCGCCCACCCGAAAGTATGCAGAAGGCGCGACGGTGGGTAATGTGGAGGTATGAACTGGACGAGAAACGAGAGAAATTAACTAAGATCCCATATCAGGCCAATGCCCCGGAACGGAAAGCATCAAGTACAAACGCTTCAACGTGGGTTGATTATCATACCGCGATACAGGCACTTGATACAGGGAAATTTGATGGTATCGGGTTCTGCCTGGGTTGGGATGATGATATCAACAAAAACTGGATCGGTATTGATTGGGATGATCAGCACCCGGACACTATTATGGAAGAGATCCTATCTCTTGGATCTTATGCTGAATTATCACCCAGCGGGAATGGGGCGCACGTTATTGCATGGGGAACCAAACCCGGCAAAAAGGCGCGGAAAAGCACCATCGAGATATACGATTGGGGCCGATATTTCACGGTTACGGGAAACCACATCAGAGGCACCCCGGAAGATATCTGTGATATTGATGCAGACGCATTACACGATATTTATCATAAGATAGATCCAATTGATGATTTACCCATCGTGACTCAGACCACCACAAAAAGCCCCGATCTATCCGATGACGAGATCATAGATATCTGTCAGGCTGCCGCGAACAGTTCAAAATTTAATGCGTTGTGGAGAGGCAGCACAGCGGGGTATAGTTCGCCGTCTGAAGCCGATCAGGCGTTATGTAATATCCTTGCTTTCTATACTCAGGACGAGATCCAACTTAATCGATTAATGAGGATGTCCGGACTATATCGAGAGAAATGGGATCGGATAGATTATGCAGATCGGACGATGAAGAAAGCGATTGCCGGGTTGCGTGACACATATTCACCCGAATATAAACAGGGGATGGCGGCGGATCTTGCAAACGAGTTTTTAGAGTTTATTAAGAGGCGACACGGAGGACAAAACAATGGATGATGATATATGGCGGCTTCCCGGCATTGGAGGAAGGTTGCAGGATATCTATATGCAGACCGCGCAAGTTCCTGATATCCGGTTCGCATGGGCGGCGGTTGTCTGTCTGTTTTCGGTCGTGGGATCGCGGAAATATAAGACACTATCCGGGAACTATACCTCGTTGTGTATGATGATCCTGGCTCGGAGTTCGTCCGGGAAAAATCATATCCTGTCGTTTGTCAATGAATGCCTGAAGCAATCGGGGTTATCCAACCTCATTATTGATCCTACGGGTTGCGCATCGAAACAGGGGCTATTCAGCACACTTAAACGGTGTCCGTCTCAGTTGATGGTAATCGATGAATCGGGACACGCGAGACAGGCCAGTAAAGGCGATGCTCATGCAGTCGCTCTCAAAGGCGCGATCATGTCTCTGGTATCCAACAGCGAAGGTGATTTTTCATTACCAGCGACATCAGAACGCGGACTGTCTCAAAAAGATCGGGACGCAAAACACGAATATGAACGACGTATCGAACATCCCGCGCTCACATATATTGAGATATCAACAGCTGAAAAATTATTGAATACCGTATCACCGGAAGATATTGATAGCGGGGAACTTGGGCGGTATCTCATTCTCACAGACGATGGTAAAATACCGAACCTTGCAGAAGACGACCCACCATCAATTAACTTACCCGATGATATCCGTCATATATTATACACAATTCGATATAACCCCGATCATAGGCTCACCGAAGAGCAGGCTTGGGAGTGTGCATCTGATCTGGTATGGAGAGATTGGAACGATACAGATCCGCTTATCCGGGGGTTGACACGACCCACCGAAGATATGATTGTTGCCCGGCTTGCATTACTCAAGGAAGATCCGGGGTTCATGATGAACAGCCCGGATGATCCACATAGGCCCCCGGTTCCCGTGTTGATGAAATGGGAAGATGCGAATCTCCGAAAAGACATCTTCCTGAAACGGCAACAAGAGTTATTAGAACAGTATTGGACGAAAGGCAACAGCCTCCATTCAAAACAGCATGAAAACGCGATGCGGTTATCCCTGAGTTATGCGTTGATGGACGAAGAGTGCCGGACCAACCACACCATATCCCGCGTGTGTGCCCTTCGGGTGATGCAGGTTATTGATCATCTGATTGAGCAGACGGATACCAGGATTGTTCCTGAGATCGCATGTAGTGATGTGCAGAGAGCCACACAGGTTGCAGTAGAAGTTATTCGAGCGGGTGCCGGAAAGCCGGTGAGTTATAATGCATGGAAGAGTAAGGCGGCATGGAAAAATCTGGATAGCAGCACAAAGAAGATGAGCGTTATTGATTCGTTAACCGACTACTCGATAATTGCGATCAGGAACGAGGATCAGACCCGTGCAAGCAAGTTCAACGAATGTCTCTATGTTTGGGTGGGTGAAGGGGTAGATGTTGAAGACGAGTATCGAAAATTCATGGAAGCCCGGAAATCGGGCACCCCTTAAAATTCCATTAAAATGCTAAAATTCCATTAAAATTCTTGGGTATGGAATTTTAGTGGGGCGTGTGGCGCGGTTGGATCGCGTGTTGCTCAATTTTACCAGTCTTTTTTTCTTAAAGTTCTAAAATTCCATACCTGTATTACATGTACACCCCTATGTACAGTATATCATATAAGGAAAAATAGAATTTTTTTACTATATATATATAATAGGGGTAGTGGGTGCGCCCGATTTTGAAACGGGGCACAAATAGAAGATTGTTAAAATTCCATTCGCTTGGAATGTTTTGGAATATTTTGGAATTTTAAGGATCTTGGTTGTGGAAGAGGAGATCGGAAGTATTATATTGTTATGGTGTATAATATTGTTATGCAATTGAAGTGCAAGAAGTGTGCGTATGAGTGGAATTATACGGGCACCCGAAGAAAGGCGGGGATGGTCGTAAACTGTCCAGCATGCCGGAACGCGGTGAGGATAACAAAGGAGGATGGGGGAGAATGATGACCAAATATAAAAGCTGGACTTGGAAATGCCCGGAATGTAAACGAACCAACGAATGGAGATGGGAAAGGCGCGAGATACCAAAATGTGGAGAGGTTCTATTACTCACCTGCGAACATTGTAAAGCGGAGACCAAAATGGTATGTAAGATGAAGAGGGTGGAGGAATGAACACCGATACCCATTTCTCCAGCAACTCAAACGAATGGTATACTCCACCGGAGATCATCGAATCTGTTCTTAAGGTCATGGGGCACATCGATCTCGATCCATGTAGCCAGGAAAACCCAACGATCCCGGCAAAGATGTATTATACACAGTGGTCTGATGGGCTCTCTCAGATATGGTGTGGAAACATCTACATGAACCCACCATACGGGAGAGAGATATCCAAATGGGTGGACCATCTCATACGCGAGTATTGGGCTGATCGTGTAGATCAAGCAATCGCGCTAGTTCCCGCGCGGACAGATACCAAGTGGTTTAATGCGCTGTCCGATTACCCGTGGTGCGCAGTGCGTGGACGCCTCAAGTTCTCAGGACATACCACGGGGGCGCCGTTCCCCTCGGCTATATTCTATCTTGGGGATTGTGAGGAGAAGTTTGTTGAGGAATTCTCCAAGTGGGGTAGGATCTTTGAGGAGGTTACGGCATGATCCCTACAACCCCACCAGAGGCACACAGTAGCCGCCAGAAGGAGGATCAGCACTATGAATGATACAGAATACAGGATCGCCGATGAAGGGACACCAGAGGCGGGGAGAGAGGGAGTATGACAAAACAAGAACCGCCGAACCTGAGATACGCCGACAACTGCGCAAACTGTAACTATGCGTGGCATGGTTGGGTATATGCAGATGTGGTATGTACAAAATATAATCTCAATATGGACAAAGATCAAGTTTGTGACGATTACGTAAGGGAAGAGGAGGAATGATCCGGGGCGGGGATGATGTCGAGATCAGGATCGATAACACATAACCTTTTTTACCCGTGCGTGACTATTACAATTTACGGTGTTAACAATTCATGACATTTTTAAATCGTATCGTTGAAACGGGGGAAGTAGACCCAAAAAAACTTCTTCCCAATCCCAAAAACTGGCGCAAACATCCGGATAACCAGGCTGAAGCAATGTCTGGTATCCTCGATGAAATTGGTTGGATTCAGGATGTGATCGTGAACCGCCGGACCGGACGCATGATCGACGGACATCTCAGAGTAGAGATCGCGATCAAAAACAAAGAGCCGTCTGTTCCCGTGTCCTATGTGGATCTCTCTGAGGAAGAGGAGGAGAAAGCGATCCTGACATTCGATCCCCTTGGTGCAATGGCCGAGGCTGATAAGAAGCTGCTTGAGGAGCTGATGGGATCTGTATCTTCCGACTCAGAAGCCGTTAATAAGATGATGGATGATCTTGCGAGGGAAAACAAAATCGAGAAGAAACAGGAGGTTACCGAAGATGATTTTGTGCCGCCGGATGTTATCGAGACAGATATTCAACGGGGGGATCTTATTCTGCTTGGTAGACACCGGCTGCTTTGTGGAGATTCGACGAACGCGGAAGATGTCGCGCGGTTGATGGATGGGAAAACTGCGGATCTCTGTCTGACCGACCCACCGTATGGCGTCTCGTATGTTGGGGGGACAAAGGACGCGATGACAATGGAAAACGATGCGCTATCGGAGCCGGAGCTAATTGCATTGGTAACGGGAGCGTTTGACAATGTGCAACGTGTTTCCAGACCGGGAGCATATTGGTATGCAACGGTCCCGCCGGGACCACTTCATATATTATTTGCAGACGACTGGAAGCGGCGCGGTATCCTCAGACAGATAATGGTGTGGATAAAAGACAGCCTGGTTCTTGGACACTCCGAATACCACTATCGCCACGAGCCAATTCTCTTTGGGTGGGTGCCGGGCGGAGAACGCCACAAAAATAATGACCGTACTCGCACAACGGTTTGGGAATATGCCAGACCGAAAGCAAGTCGCGAACACCCAACGATGAAGCCAGTTGACTTGTGGGCCAACGCAGTAAAAGACGGATCAATAGAGGGGGAGATTGTTATTGACCCATTCCTCGGCTCTGGCACGACGCTGATCGCAGCAGAACAACTTAACCGCACTTGTTACGGGATGGAAATCTCACCGCAGTATTGTGAGGTAATATGCCAACGTTGGGAAAAACTTTTAAATAGNAAGCGNGAGGTAATACGGTAATGNCAACCGGGCGCGATATCACCAACGATCAGATCGTTGAGAAGCTGAAAGAGGCNAAAGGCAANATGACTCTTGCAGCCAANCTNCTCGGATGNACCNGGCAAATGGTCTGGAAACGCGCCAAGACGATCCAGAAAATCCAGGATGCTATCGAGGAATCCCGCGAGGTTGCTGTTGATCATGCTGAATCCGCGCTCCAGCGTGCAGTTCTCGAAGGCGATTTCCGGGCGATTGCATTCACCCTCAAAACGCTTGGTAAAAATAGGGGGTATGTCGAACGGATAGAAACCGAGGTGTCCGGTAGAGACGGATCAGCAATTGAGATCACCGTTGTAGATCCGAGGAAGCCAGATGAGTGATGGAACGTTTCGCAAAATCAACCGATCATTTATCGAGCATGTTGAATCAAACCAGGATGCCCGGACATATATCTTTTATGGGGGCGCTGGATCTGGCAAATCTGTTTTTGTCATGCAATGGCTACTCGGGGAGGCCATTACACGATCAATAAACGTGCTTATCCTCAGACAGTGGCGCGAGGTTGTGCGTGAATCTGTGATCGTGCCGTTCCGGGTAGTATCAGAAGATTTTGGGATATCTTGGGAAAACGCATACCACAAATCAGAACGCACACTGACAATAAACAAATCAAGGATAGTTTTCGGTGGGTTGGATAACGTCGAAAAATACAAGGGCACAAATTGGAACTTTATCTGGATTGAAGAGGCAACCGACATAAGTGCATCAGATTTCGATCTCCTCAACCTTCGGCTTGGGAGGGATGCCGAAGACGCAAAGTTTGTTTTGACATTTAATCCGATTGATGAAAACCATTGGCTTATCCAGAGGTTTGTTCGGAAGATGCATCCGGGAACAGCCGTCCACCATTCGACATATCTTGATAATTATGCGTTCCTCAGCCAACAATTCATATCTCAGATCGAGAACCTGATCAATATCGACGCCAACTTTTACCGGGTGTATGCTCTTGGAGAGCCAGGCATCCTCAAGGATCTGATCTACAACAACTGGACTGAAGCACCATTACCACCAGAAAGCCATACAAATTGGGATTGTGCAGGGCTTGATTTTGGGTTCAATAACCCGTCTGCTCTCGTCTATATTCAGAAAATGGATGCGGGTATCCATATCGACGAGCGGTTCTATAACCCAGGATATACCAACTCCGACATCATAGCATGGCTCAAAGACCACCACGATCCCAGGATCATTATCTATGCTGATAGCGCGGAACCGCAGAGGATAGAAGAGATCCAGAGAGCGGGGTTCGTTATTCAGCCCGCGAACAAGTCGGTTAAAGACGGGATCGACTTTTGCAAAGCACAGCGGCTCCTTATATCCCCGGACTCTCGCAACCTCATAAAAGAGATCCGGGGGTATAAGTGGCGCGAACTGAAAGACGGGTCGGTACTGGATGAGCCGGTCAAAGCAAACGATCACCTGACCGACGCATTCAGGTATGCGATCTATACCCATTTCGGGATGGGGGATAGTGTCATTATCCCCAAGAACTGGATCGGGTTCGATGCAGCAGACACAGAGGAGGAGAGTATATGGTAACCAACACACCACAGGGTGAGCAACGCCTCACTATCTCGGATAGCGGATATATCCCGCCGTCCGTAACTCCAGAGAGAGTAGCACAGTATCTTAAGAACATCCATCTGGCAAATCCCATAAATAATATTCTCGTTCAGATCTTCCCCGGTGCGCCGGAGGTATGGGTTGAGGACGTTGACGGAGAGGTAGACGAAGAGTTGACGTCATGGATCAGAGAGACGGCCGAACGGGTCACCCTATACCCGTCTATGAAAATAGCATGGTATGAGCATTGCAGCCATGGGTGTTCTGTCAAATCTCCGGGATACTCACGCAGAGGCGGCCGCCTCGAAATGACCGAACTCCGGGATCTCCCTGCCGTCTCATTCCACCAATACCCCGGACACGGTGACGTGACCAACTCCCTCATGCCCGGAATCATCTATCATAACGGCGAAGTCGAGGTGTGGCAGACGGTGGGCAACATGCTGCAGCAGCAGAGGATCGATAACTATGCGATCATCATGGAGCCAACTGGCCCAAAACCCGCCGGTGAAGCATACGCCATGCCGGTCTACCCAGTGATCGCCGCGATCAACCACACCAACAAAGCAGCCGATCAGCAGGTGTACCGGGTGGGGGCCCCGATCATATTCCCGCAGATAACGGGGGCCGTAACCTCTGATCTCAAGGCATGGGGTGACGCATTCACCAAGAAATGGGGCAAAAATACCGGATTCGTCGTGCCTCCGGGAATTGTGTTCCCAGACGTGAAAATTCACGAATCGATGGCAGCAGAGAAACGCCTTACTCAGCTTGTTCAGTGGGTCGATTCGTATTTCAACCCCACAACCGTCCTCAAACAGAGCGGCGGGACGTCTATTGGATCAAGCGATAAAGGATCTGCTCAGATATGGGCGAATTTCATCGGCGGCCAACAGGCATGGATCGAAGAGGCTTTTGAAGAGTTCTTTAAGCCACTGCTTGCCTCAAACGGATACGAAGATCGGTATGTCCGCATCCAGCTGAAACGCCCGGAACTTGACAGGAGCGCTGAGATCAGGGAACAGATCGAGACGGGGCTGCGAGCAAAGGCGATCACCGTTGAGGAAGTCCGCAACAACCTTAAAGAACTTGAGTTGTCCGATACAACCCCCGAACTACAAGTCATGCTCAAAGAGCAGTATAAGAGCTCGGTTGCCGCCGGACTCTTCGGGAACGTCGGAGAGTTGCCCGGTGAGGAGGGGGCGATGCAGAAGACGGAACAACGTCTCCTTGAGATCAACGCCCAAGCCGAACGCGCGATCCTGAGGCTGGTGGGGGTGTGAGGGGTGTATGAGGATCGGCGGAAGAACACCCTTTGGGGTGCGTTTGTGCATGCTCTGGCAATATTGATCTTCATCGTGGTGGTAGTATGGTTGATTACGAAGATCGTATAATCGAGATATTCCAACTGCAACAGGACGCCATCGGAGCAGCACTTACAGCGCAGGCACGCGAGATCGCCGCTCTTACTGTTCCAGGCGTCCTCGCAGAGATCGCCGCCGCACGCAAAACAGAGTTTACCGTGCAGGTAATGGAAGGTATAACGGACAAAATAGTTCAAAATTATACTAAAGATATACTGAAGGGCGGGACAATGTGTGTTGAGAAAGTCGTCACCCCGATTGGAGGCGGGAAGGTGTCCGTCACGACCAAACAGGTATTCGTGCCTTGGCTCGCAGACATGACCGAACGAGACAGCACTGCGATACTTCAGTTTTTTGCAGACGCNGAAGCGGCGGGTGTTCATCCCCGGAATCAGGCAGAGATGATCCGCGAATATTTCGAAGGGACGAAACACAACGCCGTAACTGCTGCGAGGACTGAAGCGGCAAAACTCAGGACAGACGCCCGTGTGGCGTCATACCGGGAAAGCGGCACAAAATACGTCCAGTATATTACAGCAGGAGATGAGTTGGTGCGACCGGATCACGCTGCACGAAACGGCAAAATCTACAAACTGAAAGACGCTCCATATCTCGGAGAATATAATTGTAGGTGTATATTGACGGCGGCAGATTTTACCGTTCTTGCTGAGGGTGCTCCCGTTGAGCCAAGTGGGGCTGTTGTTGTTGACGAGGAGGG